TGCGCCTTGACCAGATCGAGGCCGTTCTTGGCGCAGTAGTCTATGGCCTTCTGATTGCCCCAGATTGTCGCCAACGCGAACATACCGAACCGGTACGCTTTGAGTTCGGCGCGGCTGTCCCCGTCGTCTTTGAATGACTTGACGCGGGAGACGCGGGGGATCGCCGGAACCGACGCCTTGACCGCCTCTTTCGACTCGCCTTCCCCGTCCCCGCCGAACCGCTTCGCCTGCGTGAGTTCAACCGGCTTCGCCTTCTCTTCCGCCGCCACCAGCCGTTCAACCGACTTGACTTCCGCTTCGAGAGAGGCGATTCCGTCCTCATGCGCCTTGAGTGTTTTCTCCCCGTCGGCGTCAAAGGCTTTGAAGTCGCCTTTGTCGTCCTTGAGGGAGTCCAGAAACTTCTTGAGATTGGCCCGCGCTTCGTTTAGCGCGGCCTGTTTTGCTTGTAGTAATGTCATGCTATTGCACTCCTGTCAGTAGGTAGGTCTCCAGCCGCCGCGCATAGGCGATTCGGCTGTCCGACCGGGCAGAATCTCTCTCCTCGTCAGAATCCCTCTGTAGGAGTGTCTTGGCTTTGGCGACAATGGCCGTCGCCTGCGAACGGGAGACCCCGGCGTCCCGCAGGTAGTCTTCGAGTTCGCGAATCGTTTTCACAGACTCCAGGTCAGCAGACCGCAGTCCGTCGAAATAGCTTTTTAGGGGCAGTACATTGTTGCGCGGCTCGGCCGGCGTCGGGGTCAAACTCGCCTCTCCAATGACCCAGGTTTTGATATGGTTCGCCTTGCCGACGCGCTCCCGCTCTACCAGGTGGCCGACCGCGCCGGAAGAGAGTCCGAGTTTCGACTTGCCCGCCATATCCGCAATCATGCGTTCGTAGTCGTCCCGCAGTTCCAGCTGCGCCTCCAGCCACAGACCGGCGTCCTCTAGTTTCAACTCCCCAACGCCAATTCGCCGCGTCTTGAGGGCGCTGTCGTAACCGTGCTGATAGTAGACGGGCAGGCGGGTGTGAATCCCGAAGTCGGTGTCCTTGCTGAAAAAGTCGCCGGTCAGGTCGGTATCTTTGGGGCCGGAGAATCGGACTAGATAGCCGCCGACCCGCCCGTCACCCAACTGCTTGACCTCCCCGCCGAACGCAATAAGAAGTTCGTCCATTCTCAGATACCCTCCGGGATTCGGAACCCGAACACGCCGTCCGCCCTCTCCAGGCGACACTTGCACCGAAATTTGCACTGTGTTTCACAACTGCCGGGTACGCGGTCTAGTTCGTCGGCGCGGTGCGGGTTCGCCGCCGCCAACTCCGGGCAGTCCGGGCAGTGCCGTTCTACCGCGCCCAGCCGCCAATAAAAAAGCGTTTCGTCCTCACTGCTGAGGAGAAACGCTTCATTCGCGGTTCCGACCAGGCGGCCCGCGTAGAACCCTAACCGGCGTTTGATTCGTGCCGTATCCGCGAACCCCTCCACTTCATACCGACCGGCGCGCAGGTCGGCTTCAAACGTCTGGAGGAACTCGGCCTCCCGGTCAAGCACGGCCTCCGCGAATCGGCGGTCGTCTACGTCCGGCGGGGAACGGTCTCCGGCGCGTTCCCGGCCTAACCGAACGGCCTCCGTATGCAACTCCTCTAGCCGGACAGCGAACCGTTCCGCCACTTCGTCCGCGTCGTACAGACCGGCGGCGAATCCGTCCGAGAGGGCTTCCGCTTCCGCATGGACGCTTTCTACCAGCCGGTTTAGTTCGCCCTGCAAGCGGTCAGGCCCGCGCTTGATTACTCTTTCGCCCATCCGTCCGTTACCGAAACAACCTGCGCGTTGGCGTCCCGCGCTTTCAGCATAGCAAGCAGATTCGCAACCGTTGCCCGCGTCGGCGCGTTCGCCGGGGCCGCCTCTTCCAGCGCCTCCTGCACCTGTTTCGTCAGTTTCGGCGGATTTGGAGACCAGCCCTCTTCACAAAGGCGCTGAATCAGGTCGTACCCCTCCGGCAGGCCCTCCGCCCAGCGTAGCACGTCCCCCCAGCCGGTGATCGTCGCCAACGGCTGCATATCCTGCAAGCCGACCTGTAGATAGTAAGACATTTAGGTTTCTCCTCCCCTACTATACTACGTCGTACTGACCTAATCCGAAACCCTGTCCCGCGCCGGTACGCGGGTTCCTGCCCGCGCCGCAGGGGGCAGATCGGCGTCCGGCATGGCAATCAATCGACGCAACTCCTCCATATCGGCGACTTTGTACATATTGCCTAACTGCATGGTTCCGTAACCGCGCTTGTATTTGATTACCCTGTCCGTTTCCGGGCCGTGTTGACCGGGGCCGTTCGCGTTGAATAGTTTACGGTCGTCATAGACAACGGTATGCACCGACGCGTTATTTTCCTGCGCCCAATCCGCCTTACGCTGTTGGGCGCTTTTTTTCATTTCGATTTTGTCCTGACCACCCTGCACTTTGGTTTTGAGTTCGACGCCATGCAGTTGCCCGTTCAGGGTCGTCACTACGTCGACCGGCTCATTATCAGGAAGCGCCCGTCCACCAAGCGCCCTTGCCAGGTGCGGCTCACAATGCCCCTCTGAATAACGCTGTACCTGTGCGTCGGTCAATACCGCGTGTTGTTTCGCGAGTTCCGCACGGGCGCTTGTCTCCGTGAACTCGCCCGCGCCGGCGCCGCCGCTCCCGCTCGTGAACTGCCCGTTGCGCGGGTCGTGATTCGGGTTGTACTTCTGCCCACTCTCCGAGCGCCGGGCGTTCATGCGTTCCCGGAACGTCCGGCGCGCCTGCCCTATGTCCTGCTGTTCGGCATGACCCTCCGGCACAGAAGCGTCCCGGAAGTACAAGCCTTCGTCGCCGGGTTCCGGTTTCAAACCGACCATGCGCTTCCAGGTGGCGCGGTCAATCAGGTTCAACTCCCACGCAGCGTTCGCCCGTTCGTAGAGTTTATCGAGGTCGGGCTGCAAGGGCCGCACGTCCCGCACGTCCATGCCCAGCCGTTCGGACTCCGCGTTCCGGGACACCTGCGGCAGCAGCGCGGAACCAATCCCGCCGTACAGAATCAGGCCGGTCGGCAGGATTTTCTCCTCCCAGGCGATCTCGCGGGCCTCCGCTACGTTGGCATAGGTTTTCGACAGCCGCCCGACATGGAGACCGACACACTGCGCCGGGATACCCAGGAGGGCGCAGACAATCGCCTCCGGTCGGTCCAACATGGTATCTACCGCCATGTTCTGCGGGGTGACGTTCGGCCACTGCACTTTCAGAGGGTGATTCCAGGCCAGAATCTCCCCGGCCCGGTCGCCGGTCACCTTGTCGGAGTGGAGTTTGACAAACTCCTCCGGGTCGAACTCTACGGCACTATTCGCCGGGTCAAGCGCATTGTCCGGCGGGGTCACGAGGCCGCCCACAAGACCGGCGTTCCGCATGGCCTTCGCGGAGTACGTGCTGCCCTGCTGCAAGACATAGCCGTCGCGGGCGAAGGTCTGGAGCGGGGAGAAGCCTTCCAGCAGATTGTACGGGTTCAGGCCGCGCCGGATATGGATTACCTCGTCCGTTTCTAATCGTTGGCGCTTCCCGGCAATCCGGTACTCGTAATAGATTTTCCCGGTCTGCTTGTCGCGCTTGGGCGTAATCAGGTGGTGCGGGATATACCAGAGGGATTCCGGCAGCCCGACACGGCGGCGACGGTCAATCCCAATGTACACGTCTCCCTTACACTCCCAGGACAGCAGGCAGCCCATGAGGAGGACGTTCAGATCGTATTCGTCGTTAGGCCGATTCAGGAGGTCGGTCAACGGGTGACGCGGAACGATTTCCTCCTCTTCGTCCTCTGCTGCCGCCTCCCGATAGACAACCGGCGGGGCCTGTAGGAAATTGCGGAACTCGTAGTCAAGGCAGGCCGCGACGCCGGGTATCAGCCACAGGTCGCCCGCCAACTCCTCCCAATTCAGATTCGACCCCGGTGTCCACCAGCGCGTACCGGAGAAACCAGAGGCGTACCCGGTATCGCGCCCGAACGCGGCGTCATTGAATATGGATTTGTAGGCGTCCCGGAGACGCTGCCATACGTTTCGCTTCATGCGCCCCTGCCTACAATCACGGCCCGCCCGGTCAACTCGGTAAAGCAGTCGGAACCGGCGTCTACAATATCGTCCGTTGCGCCCAACGGGAACCGGCTGAATTCGTCAAGGACGGCGCGGTTCCAGGCCGCCCGCTTCATGCGTACCTGCCCGGCGTTCCAATAGGCCGCGAACGGGTCTGCCCGGATCACCTTGTCGCCGGTAGGCCGCACGGTGCGAACGTTGTACCCGGCCAGCATTCGCACGAACGCCTGCGCCATATCCACGCCGGCGCTGCCCGGTTCCTGCTGCACGCGTACTCGCACACCGCGCCCGTCTAAGGCGGCGGTCTGCTTAATAATCGCGTTGCGTTCGTCCGGCGACCACTGCCCCCGCACTACGTCCGTTATCCAGAACAGCCCGTTTTCACACAGCCCGCCCCGGAATCCGACGGTGTAGTCCCCGCCGCCCGGCGTCGCCGCCGTGTCCCAGTCCCGGCACTCTACCCGCAGAGGTGGAACCGATTCGACAATTTCAAGGGCGGCGAGTTTGAACAGGACGCCTTCCCGCGGAACCGGACGCTGCTGATAGAGCGCGTTCCAATAGTACGCGCCAATGCGTTCCCGGATTTTGGCGAGCTTCTCCGCGCCATAGCGTTCCGGGCAGAGGGCGTCGCCGGGTGAACGCCAATCTCCCGTCAGTGTGCAGGAGGCCGGGAACGGCGGCGCGTCGTCGGCAAGCGCGGCCAGGTTGACAATGTGCCAGCGTTCCGGGCTGTCTCCGGCAGACTCCTCCGAGAGTAACCAACCCGCGAGATCGTCTTCGTGCCAGCGCGTCTCTATCAGGATAATCGCGCCGCCGGGTTCCTCGCGGGTGTAGAAGGTGGAGCTATACCACTCCTTCTGCTTCTCCCGAATCACCTGCGAGGCGGCTTCCTCCGCGTTTTTAAGAGGATCGTCAATAATGCCTAAATGAAAGCCCTTGCCGGTAATAGGGCCGCCGACGCCTGCCGACCACAGCCCGCCGCCCTGCGGGGTCTCCCAATGTTTGACCGCCTTCGCGTCGGACTTGATTCGCCCGCCGGCGGCAAGGAAATTCTCGCGGGCGGCGCGGGACAGGGTGAACGCCAACTCGGACGAATAGCTGTTGATCCCGACCCACCTGTCCGGCCAGCGCCGTAGGAAGTAGGCGGCGAAGAGCCGGGAGGCGGCCTCACTCTTGCCATGTCGGGGCGGCATAAACACCATGAGGCGCTTAATGCTGCCGTCGGCCACCTGCTGCAAGGCGTCGCCTAAAACCGCGCAGTGCCGATACCACTGATAGCCGGGCCGGACAGCGCGAACGAACCCGGCGAAGGGTCGGCTATACGACGGGGCCGCCGTCTGAAGGAAGGTCGTCACTTCCGGCGGCGGGGTCAGACTGCGCCGAACCAACTCCTCCAAACAGTTTCGCTGCTGTGGCGATAAGGTCAGCGTCGGAGTATTTGCTAAATTCACAGGCAACGGTCTGTCTGTCCGGGCCGAACAGCCCGTCGCAGATAAACTTCGCGGCGTCGAGTTCTCCCGCCGCCGCCTTTTCTACCTGCGCTTTGATAATCTCTACCAGGCGCTTCGTCGGGACGCATTTCCGAAACGCTTCGCGCCGCGCCTGTATGTCCGCGTCAGAGGGCCGCCCTGCGCGGGGATTCGATTGGCCCTTCGGATATGCCATAATTTTTGATAATTAAACTTGGGAAGCAGGCAACAAAAAAGCCGCGCGGTCGGCTTGACCGGCGGCAGGGATGCGTTGAGATAGTACAACATAACACATATTCCGGTTCCGTGTCAAGGGGTCAGTCAATTCTGCCCGGTTTTCGACAGGTCGGTATGGCGCAGACGCCGGGCGGCCTCCCCTGCCGTCCTGTCCTCCGCGAACCAGGTCTCCCGCCCCTGCTGCAAGGTTTGCCCGAATCGGATAGACTCGGTATCCAGGCCGGAGAGGGCTTCTGCGATTGTCTCATTGGCGAAGCGCAGCATTTGCGAAACCTTGAGTTTGCGGCAGTGGAGGTCAAGCGCGATCTGCGCGATAGTCCAGCCCTCGGCGTGTTTTAGCCATATCTGATACTGATAGGGCGTCAAACAGCGTTGGGCAATATCGCGCAGGGCGAGCAGGTCAACGTCATTCATAGAGCCTCCGTTCGGCCTATCGGACAGGTTGTCAGAATAACCCTTCTCATAAGCTGTTTCGCGTGGACGCGCTTCTGCCTAACTGCCGTCTGTCAGGAACAGGCTGCCCTGCCCCAGCCGCCGCCGGGCAATGTCAAGGTACTCCGCCGACAGTTCGACGCCGACCGCCTTCCTGCCCAACGCCCGCGCAACAAGGGCGACCGTGCCGGTTCCTGCGAACGGGTCAAGCACCACGCCGGGCGCGGTCGGGGCGTTGCAGCCGCAGGAGGGCGAGAAGCCTAACGTCTGAACCGGCGTCGTATAACCGCCGGTTGCGGAGGCGAAACGTTTCCCGGCTTCGAGTCCGCGACTCGCATACTCCGGCGTACCGCGCCGTTGTTCAGCAAGCGTCGAGTCCCTCTCCACCTCCCGCACGTAACCCGCCCCGCACTTGGCGCAGACCGTCTCCGGGCAGCCGGACAACAAGAGGGGCTTGACAAGGTTCGTCCCGAACGCCGCGAAGTGAGACTCCTTCATGGGTTCAGAAACGAGGTTCAGCGCCAACGGTTCGCCGTCCGGGTCGGTCAGCAAGCCCCGCGCCGTCGTCAGTTTCTCCAGGTGACAGCGCAGGAGGGAGAGGCGTTCGAGTTCGGCGTCAACGGCTTCGAGTTGGTCAGCGAGGGCAAGCGGGTAGGCGTCCGACGTGCGGAAGTTGCGCCCGGCGGGGTTCGGCACAGGATAGCCCCCGCTATGGTTGCCCGCCTTACTCTCCTGCGGCTGCTTCTCGGTATGCGCCCAACTGCCGCCGTTGGTTTCGTCCCATAGCCGCGCATGAGGCCGCCGAATCGCGTCGGCGTCATACCAATACCGCGCCTGCTTGACGAAGAGGAACACGTACTCATGCGCGGTTGTCGGGCGGTCGCGGCAGCTTTCCGGCATGGCCGAGACCTTGAACCAGGGGAGGGCAGACCGCAGTATCCAACCCTCCGCTTGCAGGGCGAAGGCAAGTCTCCAGGGCATACCGAGAAGGTTTTTCGCCGGGAGGAACCCGCTGCTGTCAAACGGCTTATCCCGGAAGGTGCGATTGTCGTTACCCGCCGCCTTCGTATCCGCCGCGCTGCGCCCGTTGGACGAACAGGCATACGAATCGCCGTAGTTGACCGCCATTACCCCGTCCGGTCGCAGTACCCGGTAGCACTCCCGGAACACGCGCAGGAGGGCTTCTAGGTGGGCGGCAGGAGAGGCTTCGAGTCCGATCTGCTTGTCTATGCGACTAGCCCCGCACTTGCCGCAGGTGTGCTTGTATGGCGTCCCCATGCCTGTTTGGTCATTCTGAAAGCTAGGCGAAGTCGTGTCCCGAATCGTAGTAGATGAACGAAAGCGGACGTCCGCTTTATGGTCGCACCCCTCTGCCCCGCCCTCCCAAGTACCGGTTTTGTAATCACGGAGGGCGAAGTAAGGCGGGGAGGTGATAATGCAGTGTACCGAGGCGTCCGGCAGGGCTTTCAGCACCTCCGCCGAATCCCCTTGATACAGCGTCACGCCGTTAAAGTCGTATGCCGGTTTCACTCGCTGCCCTCCTTACCCGTTCCCTTCGCCGCCGCCGCGCATATCTGACACAGCCGCGCCGGAACGCCCTCCGTCATTTCGTAGTTCTCCGCCGATACCAACCGCCCGCAGTACGTCCACGTGGCCCCGCCGAAGAACGCCGCCGTCGGGATATGGCCGATAGACCGCCCGGCCCGTTTCGGACGCAGGTAAACCGGCTGCGCTTGTGTCATGGGTTGTCCTCCTCCTGCCTCTCCAGCCGAATACCGGCCTCATGGAATAACTGCGCCGCCTGTGTGTCTAGGTAAGGCCAGTCGTTATCCCGATAGACCACCCGGCGAATACCCGCCGTGATCAGCAGGCGGGCGCATTGCGAACACGGGTGCGCCGTCAGGTAGATCGTCGCCCCCTTCGTGTCCCGCGTCGCGTACAGCAGCGCGTTCTGTTCCGCATGGACTGCGCGCCCGCACCGGCCGCCGTCAATCTCCTGACAGCCGACCTCCCCGCAATGCGCCAGGCCCGGCGGCGAACCGTTGTAGCCCGTGCCGATAATCCGGTTCTCCTGCGTCAGCACGGCCCCGACAGACCGCTTCGGACACGTCGCCCGCGTTGCGATCACCGCTGCCAAGTTCAGAAAGTAGGTGTCCCAATCAGGACGATTCATGCCGCCTCCTCCCATAAGTCGCCCGACTCCTCTCTCTGCGGTGTCTCCCTAGCCGGAGGCGCTGCCGCCGCCCGCCGCTTGACCTGATAGCACGGGAACGTCTCTACCCGCGCCCATAGACACGGCAGGCAGTAGTCCGTATGCTGCGACGGAAACGCTGTCCCGCAAGCGATACAGCGCCCGGCCTC